GTTTATCTGGAAGAACACGAGCAGATATGACTGGATCTGGATCAGTGACGAATATATTCATTCAAAGAAATTGCATAAGATAACCAACTCCCCAGTTTAGTGTACCTTCTGGGAAAACGTCAAAGTTTTCTTCTAGAATTTTACTTGCGGTAACAATCCTTTCTTTTCCACATGCTTTAGCACTTGCCGCTGATGCTCTCATAAACTCAGCAAATGCGGCATCGTCCTTCTTACCTTTCTGATACCACTCACGAACCTCTTTGAGAACTTCCACTGTCTCATCAGAGAAAGTCACGTCACCTTCTTTGAGAGGAATGGTCCAACGCTTGATGCACCCCATACTGAAGTTCATTACTTCACGAGTTTGTTCAATCGGAAGTGCGTAAGGTTCATTACCACGATACGCGAATTGGATGACGCCATTAGTGCACTCCATGACTCTCAGGAGTGCGACGCCATCCTTGTCCTCTTCGGACATGTTATCAAATAATGCTTGCCAGTCTTTCATGATAATGGTCTTGTGAATTCATTGGACACCATGTCTGTTGCTCCAAACATGCTGTTCATGTATTCCACACCTTTTTCTGGTGTGGTATGGTCTCCACAAGTGAAGACATCACAGACTGCCATCCCCTTCTCTGGCCATGTGTGAATGCTTATGTGGGACTCTGCCAACAACACAATGGCAGTTACACCTTGAGGTTCAAACTTATGAGAATGAAGTGCCAGAAGAGTTGACTGACACTTCTTAGATGCGTTGTACAACACATCTCTCACAAACTCCTCATCATCCAAAAACTCCTCAGAGCAACCTTTCAGAGTAAAGAGAATGTGTCTCATCAGCCAAAGGAAGAATCAGGTTCCAGAGCGATGTAATAAGTTACATCAATGTTCTTATTGGTGAAACGAGAGAGTAGTTTGGATGAAACCACAACATCATAGTTACCAGGAACAATCTTCAGGTTCTCTTCCTTGAAGTTGAACACAAACTCAGAATCAGTCTCACCAACCACAATCGAGAAGTCGTTGGAGGAATCATTCTTCTTATCACGAGCAACCAACTTGACTTCCTTACCATCACCAATGGCAGAGATGTCAGGGAGTTGATAAACAGAAGATGCTTTCTTCAGTTTCTCCAGTTGTTGACTGGTCAACTCAAAGCAGACATCCTCAGATGGAAGAGAGATCTCTTTATCAGGAGGAGACACGATCACACTGGGATCAGCAAAGAAGTACTTGGAACGCATACGTCCTTCTTTGATCACCACATAATCATCTGCTTTCTCAAAGTCCAGATCAGGATTACTATGGAGAGACAGACCATTGAGGAACTGGTTCAGGTCATAAATGCCAAAGTCCTTAGGAAGTTCTTCATCGATGTTTGCTTCCACCAGAATGTTTTTCATCACACTGATTGTGCGAAGTTTGGTACCCTGCTTGAACAGGATAGACTGATTGATGCTGCTGAAGTTCTTCAGGAGATTGACAGTAGATTCAGAAAGTTTCATAGTTATCAGTGTTTTGATTGTGGAGACCAGAGAAATGATAGAGAAGAATACAATAGTGCATTGCCTTCAGAATGTCAAGTTTTGACTTTCCTTTCTTCTTACCAAACCTGGAGAGATATTTGATTGCATTGGAACGAGAGAATGCTTCACCATCTCCAATGCTTCCAATCAGATCCAAGGTCTGTGTCTTTGATTCTTCGGAAGTGTAATGAGAGTGATAGGTGCTAGCAAGATACTGTTCAAGTTCTTTCAGTGCCTTATCTTCGTTGTATTTCCAGAATCCATTCTGGTTTGTGTTCATAACAATAAACTCGTTTGTGTCATCGGGAATGTCTGGATACATTGAATCCAGGTAAGTGTAATGATCTTGGTGCATTATGGGAGTGTATTCATATCCTCCCGATGCACTGATAAAATCAGTGTCTTTCATAACAAAGGTGTTTTCTATAATTCTACACCAGCTGGAACTTTTTCTCCAGTAGCTGTGTAGTCAAATTCCACATCGCCATCGACTTTATCGTAGAGATCGATGAATGCTTGCTTGGTTTCATCATCAAAACGATTGAGACAGATCTCAATAGCCTTCATCTTGTCGTTGAAGATGCTATAGGCACGAATGATGTGAACCAAACGACGAGTGGAGATGACTTCATCAATACCACCATCATAAAACGTCCTACGAATGATATCAGCCCAGTCAACAAGGTGTTTGATGAACTTGTCATCGTGACACCCAACTGATGCAGAGTGAAGACGAAGAAGTTTCTCCTCATTGGCAGGTGAAGGATAAGACTGCTCAAAGGTTACACAGAACCTTTCTAGGAAAGCCTCATTGAGAATGTTGGTACCAATGAACCGACCATCATCAGAACCCTTACCCTTAGTGTTGGCAGTGGCGATGACGTTGAACCCACGCTTGGGGTGAACCATCTTACCAATCTTCTTCAGAAAGACACCTTTGCCTTCCAGGATAGATTGTAGACACAGGATTTTATTAGATGCCAGGTCAACCTCGTCTAGAAGGAGAACTGCTCCACGCTCAAGAGCCTCCACGACGGGTCCATTATGCCAGACAGTTTCGCCATTAACAAGACGAAACCCACCAATAAGATCATCCTCGTCAGTCTCAATTGTAATATTGACACGGATTAGTTCTCTATTTAGGGAAGAGCAAGCCTGTTCCACAGATAACGTTTTACCATTACCCGAAAGACCCGTAATAAACGTTGGATAAAAAAGATTGGACCGAAGAATCTTCTTGATATCATTGTGACTACCAAAAGCGACGAAGGTATCATCTTTTTCAGGAATAAGATTCTGTTCCACTGCGGGCATTGCTGCAGGTTGTTGGAACGTATGTTCAAGTTGTTCAGTGGTGGTCAAGTCCCACTTACCACGACCAACCTTGTGACCTTCCAACTTTTTTGTAACTGTTTGATAATTATTACCATTCATCGCACACCAAGCACGAACGTCACCAGAAGTAACCTGGTCACCATAAAGTGCCTGGAGAGATGAGATGATGTACTCTGGACTCAGTGCCATTTGTTCGGGACTCAACTGAACTTACTATAATCGATGTGTTCGGTTTCTTGGACAATAACAACCAGTTCGTAAACTGTCTAAGCAATCAGTTCCACGAATTGGTTTAGAACTTTCTTATTTAGAGATTTGGAACGAAGAGACTTCATAAATGCACTCTTGATTTGAGTCTTGGATGCATCTTCCTGAACCTCAAACTCAGTATCATTGAAGAGAGAGTTGGTCAAAATACCAAAGTATTGATGATAACCAGCGTTAGGAATCATACAGGATTTTTCTTTCCTAAACTTCTTCATTTGAACATCGGTTACTTCTCCATCCTGGTGTCTTGTCACAAACTGCCTCAGATCACGAGAATACATCAACCTAATACCAATGAAATTCACATCAGGAAATGTCTGGCGAAGATCATCCAGAAGAACTTTACTGAAATCATAGAAAGAAGAAGGAATGGCATAAGTGTATCCAGTCTTACGATTCCTGAGAAATGAACTTCCTGGGATGAGATGGCGTGTTCCCATTCTTTCCTTATCATGCATACTGGTATAAGGATAGTAGACAGGAAGTGGAGGTGCTTCACCATCAGTCAGAATGACACAATGAACTTTCTGACATTTGGTTTGTTTCTTGAACTCAGGAATCAATTTATGAAGACAAACGATTGTTTCATTCAGAGGAGTACCAGAGAGATAGTAAGGACCAGGAGCAACGTAAGAAACATTATGATCAAAGGCGTAAGCCAACCTCCAGATGTTTTTCAGTTGTTTATCCATCTCTGCCTTCTTTGTATTGGAAGTGAAGAAATGAAGAAGACTGAATTCATCATCAACCACTAAGTCATTTTGTTTTGCTTTGTGGTGATGGACGGGAAATATTTGTTGATTGCGATAGTTGTAACTATTGGTAAAGGCATACACATCAAATGGAATCTGAACCTTCTTACAGAACCAGATCAGGTTATACAACTGCCTAATCGTATCCATCATACAATGAGCCATTGACCCAGACCAATCCAGAATAAAGATTAGTCCATGACTTTTACCATCAGGAATTACACTGATTTTCTTGAAGAGGTCTTCCTCATACTTGTAAGCGTGTAGTTTAGAGCACTCCAGCACTCCAGTCCGACTAGAAGTAGAACGAGCATAAGAGTCAGCAGATTTACGACATTCGAATTCTTTGACAAGATAGTTCACCTCCTTCTGTGCTGAATTCTTGAATTGTTTGTAATCATCATCAACCTGACTGAAGTCAGCAGCTGCAGTTTGTTTCCTTCCATATGCATCAGTAAATTCCAAAGGTTTCAGTTGTTCTTCAAAGTAAGAACCAATCTCGCGATGAACCCTTGAGTTTTTTATGACATACTCAGAAAGATCAATATCGGGAATCTCTGCATAGAGGGAACTACGACAAGCCCTATCGTCAATCAGTTCTTGAAGTTTGGATTCAAGATTCTTACCAGTTTGAATCTCAGGTTTTTTCTGTTGTTGACCTTGAGTGGGTTGTTGTTTCTTTTCACCTGGTTTGCCAGATTCAGGAGTCGAATTGGGGTCTGACTCTCCACTCTCATCCGATTCCAACTTTATTTCTTCTTTCTGTTTTGGAACTTCTTGGGTACAGAAATCAAACAAAACTCTTGCTGCGTGAAGAGTGTCTTCCCAAGTTTCTACTGCTCCAACCAAATCAACAATAGGTTTCTCTTCTTCGGAGAAGGGAATACTCATATGGTTCCCACCCTTGAAGTAGAGATTGATGCGATCACCCAAATTGGTTTCTGGAAGTTCATTCTCTTCAATTCCAAAGAAGTTATCTTCTACCAGAGTTTTGTATCCATTGTAAAAAGTCTTACCCATTCCTGGATACTTTCTCTTCATCAGTTTCTCAATACGAACATCCTCAACTACATTGAGAAACTGGGGGTTTATATCTTGAGGTGGATCCACATTAGGAGTGTAGAGAGCATGACCCACTTCATGACCCACCAGAAGGTCATACACGATACTCGAAGCTCGTTTCCAGATGGGTAGAGTGAGAACCCTATTATTCACATCAAAGGATGCAGTAGTAGCCTGATGAGAGTTCTCCACAATCAAATCTTCAGTTGCCAACAACTTTGCCAGTTGTGATTTGATTTCTAGATCAATCATTTCTCTTTGACTCTTTGATCTCATCATACAACAAAACCCAGAGAATTTTCCTGGGTTCAACCAGTTGTTACACTGGCATAACCAAACCCCCTTGGAGTTGGAATCTCCTCGGGGGCCTGTCGGTCGGTCTCTCCTCCCTTAAGTT